AAGATTAATCGATGCTCCGTTTTCTAAATTGTTTGAAAAAGTTGTTAGAGGAGACACAGGTTTAGAAAAAGAAATAAAAGATTTTAATAAAATATCTAGAGAGTTTCAAAAAATAAATAAAGTAGATACACCTATTATTGAATACACACCCGGTAAAAAAATAGATGCATCTAAGTTTATAAAACACTTTGATAAACTTACACCAGAGGCACAAAAAAATGTAACGGCACTTGCTGATCAAGGTATTGCTTTAAGATCTACGGCTACGCCTATGAGAGAGTTATTTGAACTTGCTAGAGCAGATGCAGCAGCAAATGGACCAATCTGTAGAATAATTGGAGCAAAACAATCTGGAGGAAGTGCAGTTAGTTGTGTAGCTGCAGTTGATGAAGCATTAGAAAAAAATCCTAAAAAATTAGCACAAGATATTAATAAATCTAATATGGGTGGTGCATTTAACAAAGTTAAAAATTCAAGCACAAAATTTTTGACAGCATTAAAAGACAATCCAAATATACTTAAAAGTAAATTTGGGGTTCTTGCTGCTTTAGGTGTTGGTACTGTAGCCGCCGGTGTTGGAGCTGGTGCATTAGTTAAACAATTTAGAAACGATGACCCTAATACATATCTAACTAACGATAGTCAGATGGAAGGAATGATTATTTCTGATGTTGAAGATAAAGGCAAAGAAGTTGATGACAATATTTTATTAGACAATCAATTTAAATTAGAATTAGCTGCAACAGCAGGATTGACTGCACCGATTGCTGGACAAGTTTACAAAACAGCAAGAGCAGGAACACCACCGTTATTAGAATCACCATTAGAGTTTGATCAAGAATTAAAAACTTTAAAAAGAACAATAAGACAAATAACTCATCCTGGTGGCAAAAAAGCAAAAAGAATTTCTGAAACAGGTAGAGAAGTGATTAGAAATTCTAGACTTAGAATTAATGAACTAAACGAAATAGTACAATCTGCTAAAGTTGGAAAAGAAGGTAGCGGAAGAATTATGTCTGCTATCGGTTTAAACAAAGGTGTTCTTGGAAAAGGTTTATGGGCATTAGGAGCACCTGCAATAGCTTTGCCATCTACAATTGGTTATATAGCTCAAGGTATGAGAGAAGGTAAAGATGCAGAAGAAATTGCTACGAATCCATTAAATTATTTAGGAGCAGCATTTATGAGTCCTTCAGTAAAAGCTTTAGCCAAAGCTGGAGCATCAAGAGGACTACTTGGTATTGCATCTTTAGGTTTAGCTGGAACAGCACTTGGTGCTGTTGCATTACCTGCAATATCAATTGGTGCAGGACTAGCAACACTTGGAACATTAGGTTATCAAGGTTACAAATTATTTACTGGTAGAGATAGACCAAAAGACGATTTTTTTAATTAATGAAAAATAAAACACTTGTGATAAATATGCAACACGTCAAATGGAAGGAGATTCCTCCTTTAAAAGGACCTGACTCACAGGGGTTGAATGTTCCCATAAAACAAGCTACAACAATACAGAACTCGGAGAATAAAAATGGCAGATATAGACAAAGCCCTACCAAACGTAGAGACTGAAATTAAAATACCAGGAGACGAAGAAATTTTAGAGGTGGAAAAAGAAACCATCGAAGAACAAGTCGGCCCTGATGATATTAAAGTAACACAAGAAGAAGATGGTGGAGCAACAATTAATTTTGATCCTGAAGCAGTTAATCAACCAGGAACTAATGGACATTTTGATAACTTAGCAGAATTATTACCCGAAGAAGTTTTAGGTAAATTAGGTTCTGATCTTGCAGCAAATTACGAACAATATAAATCTTCTAGAAAAGATTGGGAAGATAGTTACACAAAAGGTTTAGATCTTTTAGGTTTTAAATATGAAAACCCTACACAACCCTTTCAAGGAGCAAGTGGTGCAACCCATCCTGTTCTGGCAGAAGCAGTTACACAGTTTCAAGCACAAGCTTACAAAGAATTATTACCGGCTAACGGTCCAGTTCACACAAGAATAATTGGATTAGCAGATAGAGCCAGAGAAGAACAATCAAACAGAGTTAAAGAATTCATGAACTATCAGCTCATGGATGTGATGAAAGAGTATGAACCCGAGTTCGATCAAATGCTTTTTTATCTCCCTCTTGCCGGCTCTGCGTTCAAGAAAGTTTATTACGATGAACTACTTGGCAGAGCCGTGTCTAAATTTGTACCGGCCGATGATTTAGTAGTGCCATACACTGCAACTTCTTTAGAAGATGCAGAGTCAGTTATTCATGTAATTAAAATGTCTGAAAATGAATTAAGAAAAAAACAAGTTTCAGGTTTTTATCAAGACATAGAATTAACACCGGGGTACAATCAAGAAACAGAAGTAGAAAAAAAAGAAAGAGAATTAGAAGGTGTTAAAAAAACTAGAGACGAAGACATCTTTACTATTTTAGAAATTCATACCGACTTAGATTTAGAAGGTTTTGAAGACAAAGACTCAACAGGAGAAATGACAGGAATTAAACTTCCGTACATTATAACTCTTGAAATGGGTAGCAGACAAGTATTATCAATTAGAAGAAACTATCAAGTAGACGATCCACAAAAACTTAAAATAGAATATTTTGTACATTTTAAATTTTTACCTGGAATGGGCTTTTATGGTTTTGGTTTAATTCATATGATCGGTGGGTTGTCTAGAACGGCAACTACTGCACTAAGACAACTACTAGATGCAGGTACATTAAGTAATTTACCCGCAGGATTTAAACAACGAGGAATAAGAGTAAGAGACGAAGCGCAGGCAATCCAACCTGGAGAATTCAGAGATGTAGATGCACCTGGAGGAAGTATCAAAGATGCATTTATGCCATTACCATTTAAAGAACCTTCACCAACATTATTACAGTTGATGGGTATAGTGGTACAGGCAGGGCAACGGTTTGCCGCCATAGCTGACATGCAGGTCGGTGACGGCAACCAACAAGCAGCTGTTGGTACGACTATAGCTCTTTTAGAACGTGGTTCGAGAGTCATGTCAGCCATACATAAAAGATTGTATGTGGCGATGAAGTGTGAATTTCAATTATTAGCAGGAGTTTTTAAAACTTATATGCCTGCAGAGTATCCTTACGACGTAGTTGGAGGACAAAGAAATATAAAACAAACAGATTTTGATGATAAAGTAGATATTATACCTGTTGCAGACCCAAATATTTTTTCTCAATCACAAAGAATTAGTTTAGCACAAACAGAATTACAACTTGCAATGTCAAATCCTCAAATGCACAACTTGTATGAAGCGTTTCATTCAATGTATTCAGCAATTGGAGTAAAAAATATTGATAAAATACTTCCACCACCACAACAACCACAACCAATGGACCCAGCAACTGAAAATATTCTTGCAATGAGTGGAAAACCTTTCCAAGCTTTCAAAGGACAAGACCATCAAGCGCATATTACGACCCATTTAAACTTTATGGCGACTAATATTGCTCGAAATAACCCTGTTGTGATGGCTGCACTAGAAAAAAACATTTTTGAACACATTTCTTTGATGGCACAAGAGCAATTAGAGGTAGAATTCAGAGAAGAAATTGCAAAATTAATGGAAATGCAACAAGCAATGCAACAAAACCCAATGATGCAGCAAGATCCTAACATTCAACAGCAAATGATGCAGATGTCAATGAGTTTAGAGTCTAGAAAAGCTAAATTAATTGCAGAAATGACTGAAGAGTTTAAAAATGAAGAAAATAAAATTATGGGTGGCTTTAATGGAGACCCTGTTGCAGCATTAAAAGCAAGAGAACTTGATTTAAGAGCTATGGATGACGCTGCAAAACGTGATCAGGCTCAAGAAAAAATTAATTTAGACAAATCTAAACAATTAATGGGTCAAGAACAGTTTGACGAGAAATTGCAACAAAACGAAGATTTAGCTGAGCTTAGAGCAGACACATCATTAACTAAACAGATGATGTCTCAAGAAGCTAAAATGATGAACGACATGATGAAACAAACAGACGTTAGGATCTTGAAAGGTCCTAAAAGATAGTATAAGGAGAAACTATGACTAAAAAAAATAAAAACCCAAATGTCACTCCAGAACTAGGTGCTGATAAGGATGGTATGCAACAAGGCGGAATCGTCATTGAAGCAACTAAACCTAATGAGTCACAAGTTGTGGACGTAAAAGGTACTAGAAGAATTAGACCTGAGAAAAAACCTGTAAAGGCGACTTGGTACTAACATGTGGTTATCGGCAATTAAATTAGCCGTTTCTGCTGGAAGTAAAATATACGCTAATAAGCAGAGAACGAAAATGGCTATGTCAGATGCACAATTAATGCATGCTACTAAGATGGCCCAGGGTGAGGAAGCTTACCAGGGAAAACTCTTAGAAGCCCGACAAGCAGATTATAAGGACGAAGCCGTTTTGGTGGTACTCACGTTGCCCATCGCGGTGCTCGCATATGCAGTTTGGTCAGACGATCCAAGTGCTATGGACAAGGTAAACGTGTTCTTCGAACATTTTGCGGCGCTCCCCCAATGGTTTACAAATTTATGGATCCTTGTCGTGGCGAGCATTTATGGTATAAAGGGAACACAAATTTTTAGAAACGGAGGCAAAAAATAATGTCAAAAAAATCTAGAAGACGAAACAGAAAAATTTTAGCAACTATCGCTGCATTAGGCGGAGCTGCAATGTTGGCTAATCGTAGAAGAAACAACATGATTAATAGTGCTGATGCTAACGATGGTTTTGTCGATACAGAATTTAAAGTGCAAGACGTTGCACCGAGTAAAGCAGTTACGACTAAAAATACTATTATGGATAGCATGCCTGCTAAACCTAAGAAAAATCCATTATCTAAAAGAATAACGGAAAAAGGTGAAGTTTATACAATTAAAGGTGCTAGTGAAGGCGTTCCTAAAAAAATAGGAAATAAAAAATCTATGTTTGTTGGAGATAACTATAT